TAAAAACTAAAGCTGCGCCAGCAGAGAAAGAAGAAGAATAATGGCCGTACAATTACAATCTACCGTCGGCGTTAAGATCAACTCTGTTGATATCAGCGACCACGTATCAAGTGCAACACTTTCACAAATTTTCGACGAGCTGGAAATTACCAGCCTGGGCGATAATGCTCATCGATTCGTAAAAGGCCTAGAGGCTTCAACGCTAGCTCTAGATTTTTTTAACGATTTTGCTGCTTCTCAGGTAACACCTACCCTTCAAGCTGCTTACGGTACGACCGTTACAGCTGTATTAATTCCAGTAAAGGGAACAGCGGTAAGCGCAAGCAATCCGCTATATACCGTTTCAATTTTGGTTAATAACTTAACCCCTATTGCCGGCGATGTCGCAAGCATTAATGCGTCATCGATTTCCTTTACATGTAACTCAACAGTAGTACAAACAACCACAGGAACCTTCTAAGGAGAATATAACTAATGGCAAAACTAAAAATTACAAGGGCTAACGGAGAAGTAACGGAACACCGTATTACTCCGGGAATTGAGTACGCCTTCGAGTTGGTTCATAAGGCCGGTATCTCTAAGATTTTGCGGGAGACAGAAAAACAAACAGAAATCTTCTGGCTTGCGCATGAATGCTTACGCAGATCTGGAGTTACCGTGCCTACCTTCGGTCCGGAATTCGTCGATTCTCTAGAATTGGTCGAGGTACTCGAAGAAAAAAAATAGCTATTAGTCGGAGTTCGATGGCCTATCTGATCGCAAAGCTCAGCGTAGAGACCGGGATTCCGCCTAGAGAATTTTTAGAAATGGATGATGAGATGTTACGTCATATCATCCAAGTATTTAACGATAAAGCTAAGGAGTATAAAGATGCCAGTAAACGTAACGGGCGTTAAGCAACTCCAGAAGGCTATGCGTGCTGTGGATGATGACTTATTTAAAGAGATGAGTACCGGCATAAAGGCCGTAATGATTCCAATTAGAGATAAGGCTAGAACATACCTACCACGGCAGGATGAAGTTTTAAGCGGATGGGGTACGGCTACAGCTTCTATAGCTACTGCCAATTACAGAGCATTCCCGGCTTACGATTATCAAACCGCTAAAACTGGTATTAAATATAAAGCCGGATCTAATAAACGTAATCGTAATGGCTTCTCGGTTACTAACTACGTCTCTAACGAATCTGCTCCCGGTGCTATTTTTGAAACCGCTGGTCGTAAAAATCCTTACGGTAGTAAAGGCGGAAGATCTTTAAACCCAGATGCTTCTATTCAATTTATCCAAGCGTTGCCCGAAATGATGAATAACTTTAGAGCTACTGGTCGTAAGCGAGACGGTCGCTTAATTTATCGAGCATGGGCAGAAGATAGCGGTAAGGTTTATAAGAAGGTCGTAGATGCCGTAGAAAAGACGGCAAAAAAATTTAACGCCAAGCAAGATCAGGTTGCATAATGGCCAGTCTAGTCGTCTCCGCATTATCCACATGGAGCAATAAAGGATTAAAGAAGGCTGAAAAGGATGTATCGGCATTCGATAAAACGGTAAAGAATTTAGGTAAAACCTTCGCTGGGGTATTTGCCGCTTCTTCTATTTTAAACTATTCTAAAAATGCTGTTAAAGCTTTTATGGCCGATGAAAAGGCTGCTAAATCTTTAGAGACAGCTTTAAATAATTTAGGTCTAGGCATGTCGGCTCCTGGAGTTGAATTATACATATCAAGCCTTCAAAGAATGTATGGCGTTCTAGATGATGAATTAAGGCCAGCATTCCAAACTTTAGTTACAGCTACAGGGGATTTAACTACCAGCCAAAATGCTTTAGATCTTGCTTTAAATATATCGGCTGCTACAGGTAAAGATTTACAAACAGTCTCGGCAGCTCTAGCCCGTGGTTTTGCCGGGCAGACCACAGCTTTAAGCCGTCTAGGTGCTGGACTAGATAAAACATTACTAGCCACCGGCGACATGAATAAAATTATGGCCGAACTTAATAAGAAATTTTCTGGTCAGGCTACAGCTAGATTATCTACATATGCTGGCCAGATGGCCTTGCTTCAAGTTTACGCCGCAGATGCTCAAGAAACTATCGGTAAGGGTTTAATAGATGCTTTGCAGATATTAGCCGGTGATCGGACTATTCAAGAGTTAGGCAATTCTTTCGACAGTTTATCTAAAGACATAGCCAACGCCTTAAAACAAATGGCTAAGATGTTAAAGCAATTTGAGGACATGGCTAGTAATCCGGCGTTCCAAGCTGTTATAGCTTTGATGCTGCTCAGGGCTGGTCGTATAGATCTACTAGCTAAACTCTTTGCAGGTGCATTATTTACTGGAGTTTTAACAGGTGGCGATGATGGTGGGCCAATTTCTCACGAAGAAAATGTAGCTTTAGCAAGACAACGATTAGCAGATAGAATGCGAGAAGCTAGATTATTAAAAACTTCTAATACCTATAGAACTTTAGAAAATGATCTATTAAAGAAAAAAACAGAAGCGGATAAACTTGGCGAAAAGTTTAACGTAGAGCGCATCGGTTTAATGGCCGCTTTAAATGCTGCAACCGATGAGGAAACTAAATTACGTATTAAATCTCAGTTAGCTATAATGGATGATAACCAAGCTTTAAGCAAAAAATACAATGCTGAATTAGAAGCGGCCGCAGCTTTAAATGCTCTTAATATTGCTACCCGTGGCCTAACCTTACAAATGGGTGCATCTATTTCAGACATTCAAAAATACTTATCAGCTTCAATGGTTAATTATAATCAATCTATATCATCAGGAACAGCTCCTACCGTAGCTCCAAACGCTATTACAGCATCACAGGTAAACGCTTATCTGGCTGCTAAAACTGCCGAGGTTACAGCGGATACACAAAGCTATTTAGAAAAATTACGTACCACAGTTAAACCCGGTTATGAAATACCTTCTATAGAATCTTTCTATGGTGGTCTATCAAGTATGGCTGGATCGCTGCCAAGCTCTAATGTAAATAACAAAGTAGAAGTAACGGTAAACGGATCTATTTTAGCTTTACAGGATTTAGATAAAGCGATCGAAGATGCGATGCTTCGGATTCAGCGACAGAATGGTAATTTAACGCCGGCAGGATCTATCCAGTAATGACCGTGCCAGTAGTAAATGCAATTATTAACTTTTCAACTGGCCCGGGCTTTGCCCAAGCTTGCCTAATCGATTCAGGTGTATTTGGTACTAATATCTTTGCAGATTCCGCAGCTGTAATCGTTGACGTATCCGATCAAATTAATTTAATTCAAACTAACCGTGGCCGTAATGCTGTGGCCGATCAATTTACGGTAGGTACGTGTAGCCTTCGCATAGTCGATCAGAATGGCGATTTCAACCCACAAAATCCAGCTAGCCCGTATTACGAGCTTCTTACCCCTATGAAGAAATTATCTATAACGGCTACTTATGGCGGAGTTACTTATCCTTTATTTGCTGGCTTTATTACCGGCTACCAGACTACTCAGCCTAAAGAAGCTACAGATGTAACCCTTACTACCATCACCGCCGTAGATGCCCTTAGATTGGCTCAGAATGCCCAGATAAGCACGGTAACAGGTGCTACCGCTGGCGATCTAACCGGTACCCGTATTAATCAAATTTTAGACGAGATCGAATGGCCTAACTCTGCTCGGGATGTAGATGCCGGATTAACCACGGTCCAAAATGATCCGGGCACACAGCGCACAGCTTTAGCAGCTTGCCAGACCGTATCAACCACCGAGTACGGGGCCTTCTATGTAGATGCTTCTGGCTCATTCGTATTCCAAGATCGAGAAGTAACGGTCAGCTCGATTGCTGGTACTCCGGTTTTATTTAGCGATGACGGTACCGGGATTATTTATAAAGATGCCGGATGGGTATTAAATGACGTTTTAGTATTTAACAAATCCACGGTAGTAAGAGCTGGCGGATCTCCACAGGTGGCCATAAATCAAGATTCTATAGATAAGTATTTTCTTCACAGCTACTACGTGGATAACCTATTAATGCAGACCGATGCTGTAGCTCTGGATTATGCCCGGGCCTATACCGCATCCCGGCAGGAAACTTCGGTTCGATGCGACTTTTTAAATCTGGACCTTTATACGCCAAATTATAACGCTGGCATAATTGCAGCTTTAGAACTAGATTTCTTTGATCCGATCACCGTCAAAACTACCCAGCCCGGCGGATCGTATTTAGAGAAAACCCTACAGATCTTCGGAGTATCTAACAGAATTACGCCACAGAGCTTTTTGGTTAATTTCGTTACCCTAGAAGCTATCATCGATGGGTTTATAATCGGAACAGAATACGGCGAAATCGGCATCGATTCGCTGTCTTATTAAGGAGATGAAATGCCTACTTTTCCAGTAGTTACTGGCGACATCGTTACCAGCACAATTTGGAACGGCTTACCAGCTTATGAAGTATCTATTAAAACAGGTACTACCTACACTTTAGCAACTGGTGATCAATACCAACAGCTATTAGTTTTTACTAGCTCATCCGCTAAAACTGTAAGCATCCCTACAGATGCCACTTTTAATTTTCCCGTCGGTACAGCTATAACAATTCTTAACGATAATGCAGCTGGTAATTTAACTATCCAGGCTGTAACTAGCGGTACTACCTCAGTAACTTCTGCCGGTGCTACTGTAGCTGCGCCAGTAGTTGGAGCTTTTAAAACTGCAG